GACCGATGCCGGCTATCTGAACGAGCACGACGTGACGACGCTTATCAACTCGGGCACCGGCTTTCGCTTCTGGGGTTCGCATACGTGCTCGGATGATCCGCTGTTCATGTTCGAGAACTACACGCGCACCGCGCAAGTGCTCGCCGACACGATGGCCGAGGCGCACATGGTGTATGTCGATAAGCCGCTGCACCCCTCGCTCGTGCGCGACCTGATCGAGAGCATCAACGCGAAGTTTCGCGAGCTGATCGCAAACGGCTATCTGATCGGCGGCTCGGCCTGGTACGACGAGAGCGCGAACGATGCCGAATCGCTCAAGGCCGGCAAGCTCGCGATTGATTACGACTACACGCCGGTTCCCCCGATCGAAAACCTGATGCTGCGCCAACGCATCACCGACCAATACCTCGCCGATTTCGCCTCGCGCGTAACGGCATAACCAGGAGCGAAACAACATGGCATTGCCGAAGAAACTTAAGGCGTTCAACGTCTTTCAAGACGGCGACAACTATCGCGGCGAGTGCTCTGAATTCGAGCTGCCGAAGCTGTCGCGCAAGATGGAGGAATACCGATCCGGCGGCATGAATGGCCCGATCGACATTGACCTCGGGCAAGAGAAAATCGAAGTCGTGCATACGTATGGCGGCCTGATGCGCGCCATTTACGAAAAGTACGGCGTGACGAAACACGACGGCGTGCAACTGCGGTTCGCCGGCGCGTATCAAGCCGAGGATCAAAGCAAACCCGATGCCGTCGAGATCGTCATTCGTGGCCGGCACAAAGAGATCGACGCGGGCAGTGCAAAGCCTGGCGACGACACCTCTTTCAAAGTCACGACCTCGTGCAGCTATTACAAGCTCACGATCAACGGCGCGACGATCATCGAGATCGACTTTGTGAACATGGTTGAAATCGTCAACGGCGACGACCTGCTCGCGGACCTGCGCACGGCGATCGGCCTGTAACGCAGCTCGACGAGCTGCGCACCGCGCTCGCCTGGTGATGCGCCAGGCGGGCGCCCGAAACCCTCAACACCTCAAAACCTAAACAGAGAAAGAAATGTCCGAACAAGCCAAGCCGAACACGATCACCCTCGACACGCCGATCAAGCGCGGCGACCAGGAAATCACCGAGATCACCTTGCGCAAGCCGGCCGCCGGCGAGCTGCGCGGCACGTCGCTCAATGCGCTCGTGAATCTCGACGTCGATGCGCTCGGCAAGGTGTTGCCGCGTATCTCGTCGCCGACGCTCACCGAATTCGACGTGCGCGAAATGGACCCGGCCGACCTCGTGCAATTGGGGGTGGCGTTCGCTGATTTTTTGCTGCCGAATCGGGCACGCTGAAACACGGCATACCCGACGACGTTGACGAAGCAATGGCCGACATAGCGAGCGTGTTTCACTGGACCCCGCGCGATATGGACGGCTTTACCCTGGCCGAGCTGGCCGACTGGCGTGAGCGTGCGCGCGTGCGCTCGGCCTATAGGACCGAATGACGATGGCGAACGATCTGAAATTGCGCGTGCTGTTCGATATGGTGGACGGCGCAACACGGCCGATTCGAAACATCCTGAACGGCAACAAGGGACTCGCGAAGTCGCTGAAAGAGTCGCGCACTGAACTCGGCAAGCTGCAAGCCGCGCAAAAGGACGTCGCCGCGTTCCGCGATATGCGCGTCGGCCTGGTGGGCGCAAAGCGCGATATGCAAGCCGCGCAAACGCGCGTCGCCGAGCTGGCGCGCACGATCGGTTCGACCGATGCACCGACGAAGGCGATGCGAGCGGAATTCGAGCGCGCCAAGCGCACGGCCGCGCAGCTCACCCAGGCGCACGGCACCCAGGCGACGAAGGTGCGCGAGCTGCGCGATCGCCTGTCGGCCGCCGGCATCGACACGCGCAACCTCTCGCAACACGAGCGCACCTTGCGCTCGTCGATGGCCGCGACTACGGCGACGATGGCGACGCAGCAAGCCAAGCTCGCCGAGCTGACTGCGCGCACGAAGCGCCTCGCGGAAGCTCGCGAGCGAATGAACAAGACGAAAGAACTCGCCGGCAAGATGGCGGGCACTGGCGCCGGCATGATGGCCGGCGGCGCCGTCGTCGGCGCTGCAACGCTTGTTCCTGTCGCGGCCTATGCGAAAGCCGAGGAATCGGCGACGCAGCTCGCAAGCGCCCTCATGCGCGCCGGCGGCACGGTCCCGCCGGAATTCGAAAAGATCAACTCGCTCGCGATGAAACTCGGCGACCGGCTGCCCGGTACGACGTCCGATTTTCAGGACATGATGACGATGCTGACCCGCCAGGGTATCAGCGCGCAATCTATCCTCGGCGGCATGGGCGAAGCGACCGCGTATCTCGCCGTGCAGCTCAAGAAAACGCCCGCCGAGGCGGCCGAATTCACGGCAAAGCTGCAAGACGCCACGCGCACGACCGAGAAAGACATGCTCTCGCTCACCGACGTCATTCAAAAGGCGTTCATGCTCGGCGTTGACGACAACAACATGCTCCAAGGGTTCGCCAAGCTCGGCCCCGCGATGGACACGATCAAGCAAAAGGGCATCGACGGCGCGAAGGCGCTCGCGCCCCTGCTGGTGATGGCCGATCAATCGGGCATGGAAGGAAGCGCGGCCGGCAACGCGTACCGCAAGGTATTTCAACTCGGCATGGACGCGAAGAAAGTCGCGAAGGCAAACAAGGCGCTCGGCGGCGGCATGAAACTCGACTTTACGAACGGTAAAGGCGAATTCGGCGGCCTCGATAACATGTTCAAGCAATTCGACAAGCTCAAGGGACTCTCGACGCAAAAGCGCCTGGGCGTGACGAAAGAGATTTTCGGCGACGACGCCGAAACCCTTCAGGTGATCTCGCTGATGATCGAGAAGGGGAAAGCCGGCTATGAGGAAGTGCAAGGCAAGATGGCCGCGCAAGCCTCGATGCAAGAGCGCGTCAACAAGCAACTCGGCACGCTCAAAAACCTATGGGAAGCGGCCGGCGGCACATTCACGAATGGCCTCGTCGCGTTCGGCGAATCCGTCGCGCCCGAGGCGAAAGCCGTCGTCGAATGGCTCGGCGATATGTCGCAACGCATGGGCGCATGGGCGCGCGACAATCCGCGGCTCGCCGGCGGCCTCATGAAAGTCGCCGCGATCATCGCTGTCGTGATGGCCGTGATCGGCGGCTTGCTCGTTGTCCTGGGCGCCGTGCTCGCCCCGATCGGCGCGATCGCGTTCGCGTTCTCGGCACTCGGCGCGGCCGGCCTGGCGACTGTCGGCATTTTCGCTGCCGCAACGATCGGCATTGTCGCGGCGATCGCGGCCGTCGCCGTGGCGATCTATACCTATTGGGAGCCGATCAAGGGATTTTTCGGCGGCCTATGGGACCAGGTTAAACAGGCGTTCGCCGGCGGCCTGGCCGGCGTCGCGCAGCTCGTGCTCAACTGGTCGCCGCTCGGCCTGTTCTATTCCGCGTTTGCGGCCGTGATGAACTATTTCGGCATTGAGATGCCGGCGAAGTTTTCCGAATTCGGCGGCAACCTGATCGCCGGCCTCGTCAACGGCATCACAAGCGGCCTCGGCGCCGTGCAAGCGGCGATCTCGAACGTCGCGACGAGCACGGTCGGATGGTTCAAGGAAAAGCTCGGCATCCATAGCCCCTCGCGCGTGTTCGGCGAGCTGGGCGGATTCATCACCCAGGGCGCCGCGCTCGGCATGGAAGGCGAGCAAGGGCGCATCGCGAAAGCCGCTGTCGGCCTGGCGACGCTCGCGGTTACGAGTTTCGCCGCGCCTGGCGCCGCCAACGCGGCCGGCACGCCCCTCGGCGGCCCTGGGATAGCCGTTGACACTCGCCCGGCCCTCGCGGCCCGTCCTGCGGCCGGAAATTCGGCCGGCGGGGCATCGGCGGCCGGCGGCGACACCTACATTTTCAACATCACCGGCGGCGACGCGAAGGCGATCGGCGATCAAATTCGCGCCGAGCTGCAAAAGATCGAGCGTGAGAAGCGCTCGCGCCTCGGCTCGCGCCTGTCGGATTGAACGGAGAAGGAAAGATGCTGGCATGCCTGGGGCAATTCGTTTTCGATCTCACGAACCTGTCGTATCAAGAGCTGCAACGGCGCACGAGCTGGAAGCACGCGAGCACGTCGCGCGTCGGCGGCCGAGCTGCGCGGCAATTCACCGGCCCAGGCGATGACACGATCACGCTTACCGGCTGGTTTGCACCTGGTCAACTCGGCGGCAAGCTCGCATCGCTCGCC